TTCGCTAATTCTTCATAAAATTTTTGGTAGAATAAAGCAGGTATTTTTGGTATAAAAAAAGAACAAAATCCGCAATCCCTTGTGGCATAGGGGTTACGGAATGGAATTAGGCGATTTGAGTTTATTTTGAGTTTATGTTTTTGCCGTCGACATCTATTGCATCAGAGCCGTTCGTGCTCAGTGCAAGTTTGTTCAGAATATTGCTTGCTTCTCGGTCAGCACCCGGCAACATGTGAGCGTATACTTGCAACGTGACTTTTGAGTTTTTATGTCCCAGTCTTTGAGCTACCATTGCAATGTCACCTGTGAGCTTCAGCAGTATTGAAGCGCTGGAGTGACGCAGACCATGTGGAGTCATATGTGGTAGGTTATTCTTCTTTGCATGATACTCTAAAAGGTTTGCAAAGTTTTTCCTGCCGACGTTGAACAGCAGTGTATCTGCTTTGCAGTCATATATGTGTGATACGTAGTTCATCAGCTGGTCAAATACGAATTGAGGAACAGATATAGTGCGTTCTGATGATGGCGTTTTAGGCGGTAGCAGAACTTTTTGGCTTTCTACCCACGCTAGCGTATGGTGTACAGATATGGTACAGTCATCATTGACATCTGCAGGAGTCAATGCCAAAACTTCACCAATACGCATACCGCAGAAAAACATTAGGTTAAATGCGAGCCTGTGCTGTTCCTTTTTCAGACTGTTGTAGAATATGCTGTACTGTTCCAATGTCCAGACGGCTATGTTCTTTTTCTGCGATACAGGCAGTCTTTCGGCATCACGTATCGGATTGGCTGACAAGAGTTTTCGCCTTGTGGCATAGTTGAGCATAGAGCATAGCTGGGTTTTGGCTGTGGATATACTGCTTGTCTTTAAGGGACGCTGAGTGTGGTCGCTTGTATAACTCATGAGGGATATAAGCCATTGATTGATTGCTTCGGTGCTGATGTCCTTAACCTGCAAATCCTCGGGGAAGTATGGAACGATGTACAAGCGTATAAGAGCTTCGTAGCGGTCATATGTTGTTGGTTTTAGTGTGCCTAGTTTCACACGTTGCTTCAAATGAGATGTATACATGTTGACTAGCATTCCAACAGTAATATCGTTCTCGGTTGGCTTCCATCTGCAGGACATCTCGTATTGTTCAGCATCACGCTTGCGCTTGAATCCACGCTTTGTAGTGTGTTTGCGTTTTCCATTCCAGTCAGTATAATAGAACTGGCAGCACCATGTATTTGTTTTTTCATCTTTAAATGTAGACATAATGGTTCTCCATTAAAAAATAGCGTCCCTGTGATAGGGGACGCTTTTATTGTTTTAGATACCTTTTTGAACAGCAACTTCTTTTGCTATTTTGTCGACTTCTTCACCCATGCTGCCTTCAACGATGCGGTCAAAAGCGGTTTTGCCGTACTTTTGGATAACATTGCCTGCATCGTTGAAATAAAGGCTCTCAGTGAGTCTGTAGTTACGGCCGTCGATGTTGTTAACAGTGTTGAACTTCATCAGTACAGACTTTACGTGGTATTTGGCGTACATATCGCTGTTAGGTTTGTAGATGACTTTGACTGTGTACATCAATCCGTTTTTGTCAGCCGGTACGGTCAAATCTGGTACATTAAGACGTGCTACACTGTCAGTATCAACATATACTGCACGGTCACTGATTTCATAGGACTTTTGCCAGCTTTCAGCAAATGCTGTGGTAGAGAATACCAACATCAAGAGAGAGAATACGATAAGGAACAACTTTTTCATAATGCACCTCCGAATTATTCAATATATTGTTTTGCAGCTTGCTTGATAACATCTGCGTGGTCATAGATTGATTCAACAGTTGGCAGGGGATACTTCAATCCTGTGCCGATATAGTGTCTGCGTGCACCCGGTCCTTTGATATGCACTACCATGTACATATTTGATTCATCCAGAGCTAATCTGCATATCCAATGAGTTTTGACTTTTCCGCATAAGATAGTGAGGTAATATTGAGTGTTTTCATGGTTGATGACTTCGACAGGCAACATATCACCAACGATGCTTTTCACTATTTCAAGCGCGCGTGCTTTCTTGATGTCGCTTATAGGTTGCATCCCTTTGTAACGTGCGGCTGCTGCTGGAGTCTGTGCAGGTTTGCTCTCGGGTACAGTCAGAAGTTTTGAGTAGATAACATCGTTGACAATCTGCTTCAGTACAGAATCTATTTCTGGGCGTATGCGGTCGATGAACTGAGAATCATACTGCTTGCCGTGGTCAACAGTTTCAAGCAGGAAACGTATGAAGTCATCGTCTGCGAAGTCAAACTGTGTCATCAGATAGCTGCGTACCAAAGTCTTGTATTTTAGCTTTTGCGCAGTAGTATTGTCAAATTCCAACTTCTGGAATTTAGACAATGTGAAAATGTCAGATTCGCTGAAATCAGCAAGATTCATAATGAAAAACGGCTTAGTATCCATACTGCCGGGCATATCAGTATCAGCGTAGTATCTGTATTCGATTCCGTTGGTGATTATAGCAGTTTTAGGTTTATATGCAGTGAAAAGCTCAGAGAGCTGTTCTGTGTCCATGTTGCTGGTGTAGGGAACTACTATAATGATAGCGGTAGTAATGCCACCAGTGATAATAGCATAGTCACATTTAGCGTTGGCGTTGCCGTAGCCGGAGATAAATTCTTTTGGATTGAAAATGTCATAGCCCAGTGACTGAAAGTATGGCAGTACAAGAGACGTTTTCGCAACATCTGCTGAATAGTTATCGCTTTGCATAGTAATTGCTTTTTTGGCTAATTCTTTGATGTTATCTGCAAAACTCATTGTTTTCCCTCCTCTATATAAAAACGAGCGGGCAGGATGTTCTACCCGCCCTTTTTGGCGTTTATTTCTTGTTTGTTTTCTTGGATTCAATCAGTTGTAAAGCAATTTTGATGCATAACAAAGTGTAGTACATTTGCTGTGCGTCTAAATGCTGCAGCTGGTCTTTTCTTTTTTTAAAGACATTTTACAACTAACCTCCTTCCTCTTTATTTGCAAGGGCATAATGCCTTACATCGGAAGTGATTAGCTTTTGGCTTGTGAAAAAATTTTAATGGTTGCTTCAATAATAGCCTTTTTAGCATTATCGAGATTTTGGAATTCTTTCAGTACATACATAGTTTGTTCGTCTAATGACTTTAAATCTAAAGAATCTGTGTTAACCCCTGATGTTTGAACGTGATGTTTAGCAATTGGCGTTGCCGTATCGTCATCAAAAAAATATGATACAGGAACATTGAAATAGTTAGCTATCTTTTGTAGCTTTTCTAGTTTTGGCTGACTTTTTCCTTGTTTCCAATCGGTGAAAGTCGAAGCGTTAACGTGAACAGCTTTAGCAACAGTATTAGCAGTTATTTTGTGAATAGTCAGCAGTTGGGCAAACTTTCCATACATAACAATCATTCTAAATCTCCCCGAAAATCTAAAAACAAATAACTATTCTATTCGCAAGAGCGTATACATGGAATGTTATTTTTTTGCTTGTAGAAAGCCTTTTATAACTGCTTCAATGGCAGCTTTTTGAGTATCATCGAGCTTTTGAAACTCTTTTAATACATACATAGTCTGTTCGTCTAATGATTTTAAGCTAAGCTCTTTTTTTAATGCGTCTGTATCAATACCGAGCTGTTGAGCTTGACGTTCTGCCAAAGATAAAGCAATATCTTCGCCATAGAAATACGATACAGGAACATTAAAGTAATCAGCTATTTTGGTCAATGTTTCTATTTTAGGTTGTTTTGTTCTGCCTGCTTTCCAATCAGATAAAAAGCCACGGCGAATGCCGATAGCATCGGCAACGGTAGCCGCTTTGCAATGATTTTTTTTTAGTAAATCGTCGAATTTTTTATACATAAAATCACCCAAAAAATCTCTTTAAAATACGAAGAAACGTATTGACTGGCGCGAAGAAATACCGTATAATAAAGATACGGAAAATCGCAAAATGAACACGAAAAATCGCAACTTGGCTGGTTTGCAAAAGTCACCCACCTAGTAGGTTTTCACTCATTATAACGTATTTCCGAACTTTTTACAATGGAGGCGAAGGAAGAATGTATAAAAAGCTTGCCAAACTGATGGAGGAGAAGCACGTCAATGCTTCAGACGTTTCTCGAGGAACAGGCATTGCGAAATCGAGCCTTTCCGATTGGAAAAACGGAAAATGTCAGCCAAAATTGGACAAGATTATTAAACTGGCCAACTATTTCGGAGTAAGCGTTGCATATTTTATTGACGTTGCATAGGAGATGACAAAAATGTTGTATGAAGTGTTTTTGGATTTGCTGGACGAAAAAGGGTTAAAGGTGCATGACGTTGTGAAAGGTACAGGCATTAATCACCCGACGTTTACGCATTGGAAACAGGGTGCAACTCCACGTTTCCAAACAATGGCTAAAATTGCCAAATTTTTAGGAGTAAGCTTAGATGTTTTTGCAGAGGAGGCGCTCAAATGTTAGACAGAATTATTCGTGGACTGCTTATGTTGGCAGCGGCTGGCATTATCGCGAATGCTGCATATGACTTTGTGTGCGACTGGTTCAAGCCTGAAGTAGAATGCAGTATCAACTATACTGTGCAGGTTGGAGATTCTGTGTGGGGTATCGCCAACAAGCATTATCCGGTGCAGACAAGCTTGTCTTTTGGTGATTTTTGGTGCGTGGTTGAAGATTCAATCAAAGCTCAGAACAACGGCAGTACCATTATTCAGCCGGGGCAAAAATATGTAATCACGTGGAAAGATAAGATTTGACCTTGATTATATTTTAGCATTAATGAGGTGAACGGATATGCAAGTAAGCGCTGAAAATTGTTATAGACGCGCAAGGATGTTGTCTGGACTTAAACAGGTAGAAGCTGCTGACGCTTTGGCAGTCGGTATGCGGACATTGAGCGACTATGAAAACGGAATCTCAGCCGTGCCAGATGATGTAGCGTTGGCTATGTCAAGAGTATATAACCGCCCTGAGCTGAGAGTGGAGCATCTGCGTAACAATCCTGTATTCATGGATTTGATGGGTGACGTTGACGTTAAGAATGATATGTCAAGTCAAGTGCTCAAAATGTACAAGGAAGTCAACGATGTTGTGAAGTGTTTTCCACAGGTGGTTGACGATACTATTACCAAGAAGTCACTGAGTCGCCAAATGTTCGATGAATGCAAAGAAGCCTGCCAAGCGTTGATGTCGCTGTTGGCAGGCACAAAAAAAGGAACCGCCGATAACAGCTCGACGGTTCAGAAGAGAGTGTGATGAAATGAATAATGAAAAAGTGTTTTTCACGTGGCGTGACATAAGCGAATTGACTGGTGTAGGGAAAACCAAGTCATATGAGCTTATCGCCAAAATGAATAAGGAATTGGAATCACAAGGGTACATAGTCGCTAAAGCAGGCATAGTGCCGAAAAGCTACGCTCAGAAGCGACTAGGACTCTTGCTGGAATAAGTATACCACAGTCAACAAAATTTGTCCACAAAAAGCTCACAAAAAACAATCAAAATAACGCTGACAAAAAATAATTAGAGAGGTAAAATATAAGTGTAAGGAAGAGAGATAAACAGTGAGTTAAGAAAGGATGATTGAAATGTTGAGAAATGACTGGTTTTTTGAAGAGGATGCAAAAGAATATTGGGATTATTTTGGAGAAAAATTCTCCGAAAATGACAGATACGTTTACATCAACAGAAACGAAGGTATTGTTGTTAGCGAAGAAATGGCTAAAAAGTTAGCCAAAGATTATAAAACCGAATATGACAAGGTGGCTGAAAGTGATTTTGTCGACGATATTTGGGGTGAAGTTATCCATAAAGGTGAACGTTACATTGAAATCGAGGGTTATACATGCAAGTTAAACAATGATACAACGATTGAAGTTGCACTTGACCTCGACGAAGTTACCTTGTGGAATGACGAACGAGTTATGAGCGAAATCGAAGAATATGTTGAAGTTGCGTAAGGGAGGGATGAAAAATGTGTAAAGAAATTCCGCTGTTAAGAGCGTGTGACGTTGAATTGAGAGCGGCGCAGACACGCAAGAACTCATATGGCGCATATATTACGCTGTTGGTTTACAAAGACGCACGTGTAGACATGTGTATTTTAGATAAGGTTTTTGGTCCGTTGAATTGGCAACGTCACCATAAACAAATTGACGGAAATTTGTACTGCTCAATTTCAGTTTGGGATGCGGAAAAAGCATGTTGGATTGAGAAAGAGGATGTAGGTACAGAGAGTAACACAGAAAAAGTCAAGGGCGAAAGCTCGGACAGCTTCAAACGTGCCGGGTTTTGCTGGGGAATCGGTCGTGAATTATACGCTGCTCCTAACATCAGTTTTAAGCTGATGGACGATGAATACACGGAGAAGCAAGGCAAAATCGTCTGTTATGCAAAATTCCGCGTAGCAGAAATGGAATATGACAGAGAACGTGGAGAATTTATCAAATTTACAGTTGTCGACAAGAACGGCAATGTGCGTTTCAAATTAAACAATACCCCACACGCACAAAAACAAGGCACAGAGCAGAGAAACACTGCTGCGAATACAAACAGTCACGCAGGACAGCAGAACACGGCACAGGCGAAATCAGAGCCTGCAGAGTACGTAAGAGAGTATCAGGGCAAAGATTGCGTGTACGTTATGAATCAGTGGCTGTATTTGGACAGCATCAACAACGGAGCTGTGCTTGCCATTATTGCGACGGACGCAGAGGGCAAATACAGTGCAGTCAAAGAAAAGGCAGCCAAAATGCTTGCCAAACTTAAAGGGGGTGCGTGATGTTAGGAAAGCGAAAACAGATAAGACTTAGCGGAAAGGCGTTAGCACAGCTTGTGAAGCTCGTATACGAACGTGACCAGCATAAATGTGCTGTGTGTGGCAAATGGGTTGAAGATGGGCATAAGCCGCATCATGTTGTTTATAAAAGCCACGGTGGCAGTGATACGTTGGAAAATATGGTGCTGTTGTGTGATGACTGCCATTATCAGGTACATCATGGGCTGGACAGTACAAAGATTAAAGATAAAATCATGCGATACATCGTGTGGATGGAGGATAAAGTGTCATGAGGATAACAGGTAGTGCGAACAATGTAAGATATGTCAATGGCAAGCTTATTATTGATTGCGCTGCTTGTCATGAAGATGACATCAACAAAATAGTCAAGTATATGTCGACTGGGAAGAGAATCAGCATCGACATAAAGAGAGAGAAGCGTTCTGTAGATGCCAACGCTTATATGTGGGTGCTGTTGGATAAACTGGCCAACAAATTATCTAATGACGGCGTTGTGTATACGTCAGAAACGCTATATAAACACGCTATCCATATGACAGGTCGCCCAACGTATCTGCCAATCAGAAGAGATGCTGTTGAAGCATTTAAACGGCAGTGGCGTATGGACAGAATAGGACGCATAGCAGAAGTTATGGGTGAATCAAAGATTCCGGGCTATGTTGTTGTTGCGGCGTATCAGGGTAGCAGTGAGTATGACAGCAAAGAGATGTCACGGCTGATTGACTTTATCGTTGAAGAATGTAAGGAACAGGGGATTGAAACGCAGTCGCCTGAGTATATAAAAAGATTATTGACTGAGTGGGGAGGAAGTAAAAATGTTTGATGCAAACGAAGTATTAGACGCTTTAAAACCTGAAGATGCAGAACAGGCAACATGGACGATTGACAGCATGGAAAAAGCAGACTGGGCGTTGGGTAAGATAGCAGCGGCACGTCAGAAGATGCAACAGAACGCAGATTATGTGCAGTCACAGGTAGAAAAACTGCAGATTTGGCTCGAAAAAATGAATAAAGAACAGCAAAACAGTATTGATTTTTTTGAGCTGAAGCTTTCGCCGTATCTGGAAAGTGAGATTGCTGGTAGCAAGAAGAAGTCTGTAACATTGCCTAACGGTGTTGTAGGTTTCAGAAAAAAGACTAATACTATCAAGAACGATGCTGAAATCTTTGATTTTGTTAAGAGCAACTACTCAGAGTACATCAAGACTGAAGAAAAAGTGGATTTGGCAAATTTCAAAAAGGCTTGCAGTGTTGTTGACGGCAAGCTGATTACCGAAGATGGCGAAGTTGTACCGGGCTATACGGTTGAGGAAAGTCAAGTTTTGTACACAAAGTGAGGTCGGACATGAAGCGTGAAAAAATTGCTGTGTTAAGAGAGGGCTTGCTTGCGTTGACTGGCAATGTTAACGCCGCTATTATTTTAAACCAATTCATATATTGGGCAGAGTGTAAAGCAGAATCAGATGCGATGTACGCAAGGGAGATAGAAGCATATGAAAAGGAATATGGCGATGTAAATTTTAAACCTTCTTTCGGTTGGATTTACAAAAGCTCTGTAGAGCTGGCAGATGAAACTATGCTCGGGTTATCTCCTGCGAGTATGAGAAAGTTCATTAAACAACTTGTAGATGCAGGCTTTTTGGCAGAACGCAGAAATCCTAAATTCAAGTGGGATAGAACGATGCAGTACAATGTCAACTTGAAACTTATACAGCAGGAACTGCAAAAGATTGGATTTGCACTTAGCGGATACAAATTTAATATCGATGACATAGCAAAAAAAGATTATAACAGCAACATAGAAGATGAAAAAAATGAAAATCCATTTTTAAAAAATAAAAATCAAAACTCAGAATCTAAAAATCAAAACACGAAAAACTCAAAAGCAATACCAGAGATTACTACAAAGATTACTAAAGAAGATAAAGAGAGAGAGTATAGAGAGCGCACACAAAAAAATGAAACACACTCACTCTCTCAGAATTATATAGACTTTTTTAAACCTAACCAGTTGACACAGGAACAGATGGCTAAACAGGAAGAGTACTTTGCTAAGTTTTGGAACGCATATCCTAGGAAGTCAAACAAGTTTAAGACTAGGATTGAATGGAACAATATACAGTATGATGTTTGTTTGTATGAAAAAATATTGAGGTCGGTAGAGCTGTATAAGCAGTCACAGCAATGGAGAGATGCTAATTATATCCCATATCCCGAAAATTATCTGAGGAACGAGAAGTGGGAAGACGATATACCAATCACAGTTGAGAGCGAAGAGATGCCGTTTTAGGGGGAATGAGCCGTGAAAAGAGAAGATGTATTAGATTTGTTTGCGAAACTGCGTAGTGCCGGACTTTATCCGCCCAGCGGCAATAACCCCAAACAGGCAAATAACATGGTTGAGGAGTTTTTGCAACAATATCAGAGCGTAACAGCTGAAGAATTGCGGATGCTTACACCGAAACTACTCAAAATGCCACATTGGCCACGTTATTTTGATGTTGACGAAGAGCTGAGAGAAATCCGCAGACTTAATACAACGGTGACAGTGAAACAAAAACAGAATACAGGGTTGGGACGGCTTGCGTTGGGACGTGAGCTGAATCCTGGCGAGAACTGGACAAAAGTATTGGCTGAGAAGTGTGCACGTCACACGTTCCCTGATGCGTCTGAATCATTTGTTGAGATGAATAAGCTGGAGCTTGCAATACAGGCGAAATTCGATTATGTGTGCGGTGTATGCAGAGGTAAGAATTTGAAAGAATGTCCGACAGGTGGGCATATGCCGTTTTTGAAAATAGACCCTAAAAGCGGACTCTGTATGCCGTGTGTAGATGCAGCGCAGTGTCAGAAAGTGCTGATTCCAATCCCACGTGATGACGATGAACGTGGAGAGTGTCGCAGTGGCGGTGGCTTTAAATCAGCTGGGCAGATTATCGCTAGGGTATAAAAATTCATAGATTGTTAAAACAGTCCACAAATTAGTTACAAAATAACGCTGACAAAATAAAAATAAAGCGGTATAATGTGAGTGTAATAAAGAGAGGAGCGTGTGAAGAATGGATGAATTGAAAAAGATTGTCGATATGGTAGCGGACAAGAATTATATATGGGTGATTATAACAACATTAGGAAAAGAACCTTTAATTCATACTGCCCACAATGGAAAATGGCGTGTGTCGGAGCTTCAAGGTGACTTGAAAACCATCGTCGATTACATGGTTGAAAATCATATTAGTCAAATCGCTAATTACAGTTATTACACGGCAGAATCGTGGAAAAACAGCTCTCTGGTTATGTTTGATGGCGACGAAAAGGAAGAAAAAGAAATTATCAAAAGAGTAATTTCGATTTTTGGCGCAAAATATAACAAGACTGATGATGGCAAATACGTGATGAACGAATGGGTTGACGGAATCCGCTACCATTCTATGGTTAGTGGAAAATCGTATGAGGTGGCGTAGAATGAGTATCACGGAGGAAGAAAAACAGTTTTTGCTTGATGACATTGAATCAGCAGTAGTAAACGAATGCCTGGGCGACGATGAAAAAATTTATGATGCGTTTGCAGACATTCATAGCAAGATTAAAGATGGCAAGAATCTGTATCAATTTGAGCTTGAAATGGTGGCTAAATTTTTGACAGGTTTGTGCGACTGTCCGGAGTTTTTTTCAGAGGAAGAAACTTTAATGCGTCGTGAGCTGGCGAAGAAGATTGTGGAATAAGGAACAGATGATGAATTACAAAGATTTTTTAATTAGCAAGATAGCGTTTGCCCCTGAAACCGGGTTTGAAGTTGCCGATACAGATATAAATACTGTGCTGAAACCACACCAACGTGATGCTGTGCGTTGGGCGGTTAAGGGTGGACGCAGAGCGTTGTTTGAAGCATTTGGTTTGGGAAAAACATTACAAGAATTAGAGTTTTGCCGTATTGTAACAGAAAAACAAGGTGGAAAAGCACTTATAGTAATGCCATTGGGTGTAAGGCAAGAGTTTAGCAAAGATGCTGAAAGATTGCTGGGGTTGCCAAAACCGCAATATGTACGGAATATGGCGGAAGTAAGAGCAGCTGAAACAACTATCATGGTTACGAATTATGAACGTGTTCGTGATGGTGATATTGAACCAACGTATTTTACGGCTATTAGTTTAGACGAAGCAAGTTGTCTGCGAGATTTTGGCAGTAAAACTTATCAGACGTTTCTTGATAAGTTTAAGGGTGTGAAGTATAAACTTGTAGCAACAGCGACACCTTCGCCTAACAAATACAAAGAGCTAATACATTATGCGGCGTTTTTGGAAGTCATGGACAGTGGGCAGGCGTTAACAAGATGGTTTAAACGTGATAGCACTAAAGCTAATAATCTGACATTGTATCCGGGCAAAGAAAAGGAATTTTGGCTGTGGTTAAGCAGCTGGGCATTGATGTTAACAAAGCCTAGCGACCTTGGATATGATGATACAGGATATGCGCTACCCCCGATGGAAATTAACTACCATCGTTTATGCATGACACACAAAGACGTGGAAACGGAAAAAGACGGACAGGTGAAGTTGCTGAGTGATGCAGCAGTTGGGTTGAAAGATGCGGCTAAAATCAAGCGTGAAAGTATTGATGTGAGAGTTCAGAGGATGCGAGAGATTGTTGAAGCCAATCCAAATGACAGTTTTATTTTGTGGCACGATTTAGAATCTGAGCGTCATGCAATCAAAAAAGCGTTACCTGAAGCTGTTGAGGTATATGGAAGTCAAGACTATGATTTAAGAGAAAAACGTGTTATTGGCTTTGCTGATGGTGAATTTAGGCTTTTGGCAACCAAGAAATCTCTTAATGGACAGGGATGCAATTTCCAACATCATTGTCACAGAGCAATTTTTTTAGGTATTGATTATGAATTTAACGATTTTATACAGGCTATACATCGTATTTATCGTTTTATGCAGACGGAAAAAGTCATTATAGATATTATCTACGTCGAAGAAGAAGAAGAGATTTTAAGGCAGCTCATGAAGAAATGGGAGCAACATAAATACTTGACTGAACAGATGACGAAGATAATTAAAAAATATGGCTTGTCAAGTACAGATTTAATTGGAAAGTTGGCAAGGACGATGGAGTGGAGAGAGTGCAGGTAGAAGGCAAATATTACAAAGCTATTAATAATGACTGTATTTTGGAAACTGAGCAAATGCCTGACAATAGTGTTGATTTGATTGTAACGTCGATTCCGTTTAGCAATCATTACGAATACACTATGACCTACAATGATTTTGGGCATAATGCTACAACGCAGAAGTTTTTTGAGCAGATGAATTTTTTGACACCTAATCTGCTTAGAATCTTGAAGCCTGGCCGTGTGTTTGCATGTCATGTAAAAGATAGAGTATTGTTTGGCAATGCAACAGGCACAGGAATGCCAACGATGGAACCGTTCCATGCTATGTGTATCAAACATTATATGGAGCATGGTTTTCAATACTTTGGCATGATTACTGTTGTAACTGATGTAGTAAGAGAAAACAATCAGACATATCGCTTAGGTTGGACTGAACAATGCAAAGATGGCACTAAAATGGGTGTAGGATGTCCTGAATATATATTGCTGTTCCGAAAATTACCGACGGATACAAGTAGAGCTTATGCTGATGTTCCAGTAAGCAAAAATAAAGATGACTATACAAGAGCACAATGGCAGATTGATGCACATGGTTTTTGGCGTAGCAGTGGCGACAGGCTTGTCAGCAAAGATGAATTGAAGTCAATTCCGGTCGAGAATTTGCAAGCTGTGTATCGCAAATTTAGTCGCACATCTGTGTATGATTATAATGAACACGTAAAGCTTGCTAAAGAGCTTGACAAGAACGGCAAATTGCCTGCAAGTTTTATGGTAGTTGCGCCGGGCAGCTGGAACGATGAAGTGTGGGACGATATTGTACGTATGCGAACTCTTAATACAGAACAGAGCAGACGACGTGTACAGCTTCATGTATGTTTGGCTAAAGGCAGTTTAATTCTTACTAAAGATGGGTATAAACCAATTGAAGATATTGCTATTGGAGATATGGTGTTAACTCATTTAGGCAACTGGAAACCTGTTATCGCTAAGGCTTGCACAGGTGTGAATACTGTCATTCAGACAAAAGCTCAAGGTGTTGCAAATCTTATTACTACTCCGGACCATAAGTTGTGGGTAAGGAAAAGTAGTTGGATACGCCACAAAGATGGCATGAGAAGAGTTGAGCCGACATGGATTGAAGCGCAAGAGTGCAAAGATGGTTATGTAAACCTCAAACTTCCGACCATTGAAGAATCTAATCTTACAGAGCGTGAATGGTGGCTTGTAGGTAGATATTTAGCGGATGGTAGCGTTGGCACAAGAGGAGATTTCTTTATTAGCGTAGGAACAGGAAAGATTAAAGAATTTGAGCAAAAAGCAGCACCATATTTCGGTAGCTATGCTGAACATACCGTAAGACAATATAGACTGCTTAGCTCTCAAATGTCCAATGAGCTTATCGCTATGTTGAGAAAATGCGGACGTGGAGCAGAAAATAAACAAGTTCCATACGAAGGTTTATGCTTGAATAAAGAAAAAGCGGAAGCTTTATTGTCTGGATATTTATCTGGAGATGGTAATGTGACAGGTAATGCAACGTCAGCTAGTTCTGTATCAAGAGCATTACTTTTAGGTATGGCAATGGTGGCTCAAAGAGCAAGAAACGTTATTGTATCTGTTTTTGCTGGTAAAAAAGCTGGTAAACACGTTATTGAAGGCAGAGAAGTTAATGCTAAACAATTATGGGTTATGGCGTGGCGTGATAGTAAACATCATCATGAAGGGGTTATCCTTGAAGATGGCGCATGGAAAAAGGTTAAAGAACCTTTGGATGTTGGTAAAACTGAAACATGGAGTATTCAGGTGGCTGATGATGCCAGCTATACGGCAGAGGGGTGTATTGTAAAAAATTGCCCCCTGCAGTTAGATTTGATAGAAAGACTTGTAAATCGTTATTCTAATGAGGGTGATACTGTTTTAGACCCGTTTGGTGGGCTGATGTCAGTGCCTTATGTGGCTGTTAAAAATGGTAGATGTGGTATTGGAATTGAATTGTCAAATGATTATTTTAGAGATGGCGTTGGATATTTAAGAGATGCAGAACTGAAACGAGAAGAACCAACATTATTTGATTTGATTGGAGCATAAAGAATTACCAATATAGATTGACTAATTTTAATGTCAGTCTATATTGGTTAATCAAAAAAGGAGATTAAAAATGAATCTTATAGTTTTAACAGGCAGATTGACAAAAGAACCGGAAGTAAGATATACGCAGTCTGGCAAGACAGTATACAGTTTTTCTATTGCGGTAGACAGACCGTTTTCTGGACAAGATGGCAAGCGTGAAGCAGATTTCTTTAACTGTATGCTGTGGGGCAAGCAAGGTGAAACATTTGGTAATACAGTACACAAAGGCCACAGAATCCTTGTAGAGGGCAGAGCGCAGATTAGCAGTTATCAAGCCAAAGACGGCAGTAAACGCCAGTCTACGGATATTGTTTGCAACAGATTTGAGTATCTGGAGCGCAAGGAAAGCCAACAGCAAGCACAGTCACTGCCAAAAGTAAATTTCGGTGACATGGGACAGATGATGGACGAAGAAATCCCGTTCTGATATGAAGATTCCGCTGACGTATAAAAATGTTATACAAGGCAAGAAAAACAAAGCCGTTGGCAAGATGTTTGAAAATCTCATAAGCCAGACTTGCACATGGTACTTGCAACAGGGACTTGCAAAGATTGAGAAGCAGGCAGAGCCGATGCGACCGCTCAGAGCGTTGTCTAATGGTCAGTTTATAGCGTGCTACGAAAGCAAAGCTGGAGCTGATTACAAGGGAACGCTCAAAGGCGGCAGGGCGGTAGTTTTTGAAGCCAAACATACGGAAACAGACGTGTTCAGACGCGAAGTAGTCAAGGAATGGCAGTTGGAATATCTGGTAGAGCATAAGAATCTTGGTGCAGAGTGTTTTGTACTGTTATCATATGGGTTGCATAGCTTTTACAGAATTCCTGTTGTTGACTGGTACTTTATGAAAGAAAAATTCGGCAGAGTATCGCTGAGAGAAGAACACGTCAGGGACTATAAACTGCGATTTGATGGCAGGCACATTTTATTTTTGGAAGGGCTGCTGAATGGATAAAATATATGGGATGGTTTGCAAACAAACTGAAAAAGGCATGCTATTAGTATGCAAATCGTGTGGAGAGTATGCTGGGCTGATATGTATGTTTACTGCCAGCAGTAAAGAATGGACAAGGCATTACTGCAGATGTAAAGGCTGTGGAAGATATATAAGTGTGACACGTAAAAATGAGGTGGGTGAAGATGAAGAAACTGGAAAGGAAATGTAAATGGTGGACTGACGAAGAAGTAGAAATACTGTCTGAAAAATGGGGAAAACGTTCAGCTAAAGATTTATCAAGACAATTAGGGCGTTCCATTGGAGCTATTAAGCGTAAAGCAAAAGACATCGGAATGGGTTTTAGAGTACAGAATGCAGACGGAATATCAATGAAGATGTTGCTGTCGCTTATTTGTGGGCATAACGCAAGCAGTAAGGACTATAAGAGGTTTAAGCAAGCAGGATTGCCGTATTTTACATTAAAGACTGAGCAAAGAAAGTTTTATATGGTCAACATCGATAAGTTCTGGAAATGGGCAGAGGAAAATCAAGATATGATTGATATTGCCAAAATTGAACCATTGACGTTGGGCAAAGAACCGGAATGGGTAAGCGCGATGCGCAGTCAACGCCGTACTGAAATTGCAAAAAAACGTTGGGAAGAATATGCTTAACGGAGGTTTATTGTGGAAACATTGACTGATTTCATAGCGACAGTGATAGTGGTATTGGCGTATCTTGTAGTGCTCGAGGTAGGTGTATATGCTGTCTGTTGGGCGTTTGGCATCGCGTTTGATGCTAAATACGCTGTAGGAGTCTGGGCGATTGGCTTAATGATTAAGACAATATTCTGAGGTGTGAACAATGGGAAAGTTAGCAAGGAAATTTAAAAGGTCTAACAATCTGGAGATGCCTGTAACTAAAAGTGAATTTGATTTTATCTACTCAATGGTACATAACAAGATGGCTGCCCAAATAGAGGAAAACGTAAAAACACGTATCGTTCCGGTGGTAAGGGAAGATTTGAGAAAAGAGGTTGCTGCAGAAGTCACTAATGATGTATATGCACATTTTTTAGCGATTGCAAGCAACATTCTGATGAATGATTATGGCAAGATGAAGTCTAAAGACACTAGGCTGAAAGTATTCTACGATAAATTACAGGAATACTCAGGTGAGATTGAAAATCCGTCTGAACAGCAACTTGAAGCAGAAAAAGCACTTGCTGAACAGGTTGATGGTATAGAAATAAAGAGATAGTAACCGCAAGGTTCTATATAGCTGTTGCATAAAAAATAATTTTTTGTTTGAGGAATTTATTACATACAACTTATTTGTCAAATGAAAACGCAACGGCAAACGCATGGCAAGGCTTGTAGTTAAAATTGAATATTGCAGTGTAAGAGTTGGTTAAATTGAGAAGTTCTGCAAGCCTGTGTCAAGCGTTACGAGGAAATAGTCATGGAAGAAAACAAGAAAAAGAAGAAAAATGTATGGCGTGATTCTGAAGAAGATACGCAGGAAACTGAAAAAGTTGAGAAAAACGTGACAAAAGAAGGCTAAATCACGTAGAAAAACGTGACAAGCTCATGAAATATGCAGTTAGTGCAGAAAACATCCACATGAAATATGCAGAAAGGGGTGGAACTATTGAAAATTGCAGACAAAGGCAGTGTGTGCGCGGTGGTATATGACCATAGCAAAAATGCATTGCTGATGGGAACAAGTGGAAACTCTAAAAAGTGGCAGTTTGCTGTCGGTGATGATGAATGCAGTGCGCCAGAAGTATTGTCTGAGCAGTTTGGTATAGAATTTGATTTTGTGACTGATGATACATACAGTGATACAAGCGATTGCGTACATTGTTCCGATTATGGAAATATCATTATTCCTGTGAAAAAACAAATTAATCAAGGGAGATTGCATATCACTCGTGAGATGTACTGTAATACAAGGGTATATGTGTATGAGTACAACAAAAACGCAGTCGGTAAGATTATCCGAGGTTTTAAAAGTGCAGGCATTGGTAAGGTACGCTGGGTAAAAATGAAAGATATGTTCAAAACTGAGATGATGCCTGCTACGCTTGCAATTTACAACTGCTTTATCAATCACAGGGGCAGAGAACATGAACAAGTGTCATAGCTGCATACATTGTCAATGGGATGATGATACAGAGATATGGTGCGACATCTACGAGAAAACGCACGTAGAGCCGACAATGGAAACACCATCATGCAAGATGTTTGAACCGCAGATACCGCATACGTGTGGAGAATGCTGTTATAACATAAAAGCTGAAAATGACGGAGATTTAGATTTCTGTGCGGCACATGATTTGTATGATTTCACGCAGGATGACCGCAAAGCGTGTGCTGATTTTGAAGAAAAAGGGGTGCAATAATGCTCATCAAGGAAAATGGCGAATTTGTTGTAGTGAAGAAAAACGGCAAACGTACAAGACTTGTGAAGTTGAAAGGTACTTATGTGCCGATGTTTAACGGAGGTTGCAAGAAATGCCAAAAGCAGAACTGATTTCTATTACACCGGACTACATGGAGCTTTTAAAGACTGCTTGCAGTCAGCCGTATGGCAAGGATGTTACCGACAAATCCGTCAAGAAAATCATTGAAAGTGGACACCTGAGCGTGCTGGAGCACTGCTATGCAAGCTTCTTGGTAAAGTGTAGCGTAAGAGTGTTAGGACAGCTAACGCGCCATAGACACCTTAGCTTTACTTGTAAGAGCGCACGTGGTAGCAAATTCGATACATTGGAAACACCGCATTTTGACTTTAAAACTGATGCTGCTACGTATGACTATCTAAAGAGTATTGCTCTTGAACCATACAACCTCGCACTTGAAGCAGGGATGAAGGAAGAAGCTGCCGCCTATTTGTTACCGCAAGGTGCTCGTACATCCATTGTGGTCACTGGCAACTTCCGTGCTTGGTTTGAGTATCTCCCGAAACGCCTGTGCAGACGTGCTATGCCGGAGCATAGAGAACTTGCAGTGCTTATTCATCAAGAGCTTGCGAAAGCAGCGCCAGAGATTTTCGACAGGACTTTTCTGAACTGTAGTAACTGTATTGAAAGCTCATGTGATTTTAAGTAAGGAAGTGAAAGCGATGACTGAACATGAAGATTTAATGGCTAATATTGGCAATAATATTGCACGTATGAGAAAAAAGCGTGAAGTAAGTCAAAAAGATTTGGCGAAGGCTGCTGGAGTAAGCCAAACACATTTAAGCAGCGTGGAGAATGGGAAAAACATCCTCGGGGTAGAAATTTTAATCAACATCTGCAAAGTGTTGAAATGTTCGTTAGACGAATGTGTCTTTGGTAAACAGAGAAAAGAATCAGTCAGATTTGAGCCAGTCAAAGATGCACCTGCAGATACGAAAATGCCACAGCGTAGCACTAAATATTCGGCAGGATATGACTTTTACGCGCCTTGCGATATTGTAATTCCTGCACATGGCGTAAGCGGTCTGATTCCGATGAACGTCAAGGCGATTATGCCAGGCAACATGTATATGCAAGCTATTATTCGTAGCGGTTTGTCAATGAAACACAATATCATGCTTGAAGCGTCTGGCGTTGTTGATGCTGACTATGCAAACAATCCTGACAATGACGGCAATATTGGCATTAAACTGCGTAACGATAGTGATACTGAGTACATTATCAAAAAGGGAGAGCGCTGTATGCAAGGCGTATTCCTTAAATACTATACAACTGACAATGATGTAGCTGACGGAGTACGTGGAGGCGGTTACGGCAGTACTGGTAGGTGATTTTGTGAATAAGGTGAAATGTGCGTTGTGTGGGCGCAATGTCAAAGACGGTGAATGGAAAACAATTAATATTGATGGAGCAGAACAAAAAGTATGTATGAACAAGTACAGATGCGACCAAAGACGAAGGCAGAAAAAGCCTCAAGCAGTAAGATACGAAGTACCGCAAGAAGCAAAAGAGCTGGAGCAAACATGCGTGGCAGGTTCATATAAAGCTGTGGCTGAACCAAAAGATGTAAGCCTAAGCAATCATACCAGACAGTATTTGGAAGTGATAGCGGCAATCGTAGTGCTTGTAGCGTCGATGGTATTGTTCTGTATAGTATCTAGGGGGTAAGCTGATGTTAAATTCGCCGTGCATGGGATGCAGTGACAGAGTTGTTTTTTGCCATAATAAATGTAGAAGATACAAAGAGTGGAAAAAGCGACAATCTGAAATCATGGAGGAGAAGCGAATCTATAATATGCAGAATACGCCGTCAACAAACACGGCGAAACGCAGGATAAAGTGGGTGAAAGACCATGCAAACAGATGACGTTGATAAGCTGGTTTTCAGAGCTGCAAAGCACATAAGTAACTATTGTGCAGTGCACTCTTGTCCGTCATGCAGGTTTTGGATGGAAGGATGGAACTGCATGTTTCATATAGGTCCTGCAAGATGGAGCGATATGCTGGAAGTACTGGAAAGGCGGAAGAAAAAGTGACATATTTTGACCCGGATGTATATAACAAGTATAATCTCAGTGATGATGACCGAGATGAAATCGAGCTTTACGGATGTATGATAGCAGATGCTATTGACGTAGTGAAAAGCGATATTGAAGAAGAATTGGCGGATGCTGGAGATAACCCGATTGCAAAGGGTATTGCTGCTTACAAATTGGAAACTGTGGAAGACGTTCGCAGAATGATGGCGTTCTCATTGCATGGAATACTTGCTGACCGCATAGAATCATATGATGATGACACATACGAGGGATTACAGGTTAGAGGCGACCATGAACGCAGAGTAAAGGGCGTTGAATATACAGATATGTTTGCTCCGGCGTTTGAGTTGTTAAAAAAGTGGGAGGATAGCTAATGGATAACGTAAATCATCCGAACCATTATACTCAAGGCGGTATTGAGTGCATTGATGCGTTGGCTGCCGCTACAATCAATCTGAAAGGAATTGAAGCTGTTTGTACTGCTAACGCTATCAAGTATTTGTGGCGTTGGAAACAGAAGAATGGCGTAGAGGATTTAGAGAAAGCTCGTTGGTATATTGATAAACTGATTAGGGAAAGTAATACGGCAAATTTTCGTGAAGAGCTGCCTGTCCCAACTTTTGGCTGAGGTGAAAGAATTATGGAGTGGTTTAAGCAGACGTTCTGTACACATAGTGTTATAAGGACTACGGAAGAAGAGATGAAAGAAACAGGTTGTTTGTTCAAGTGTAGTAAGTGTGGGAAATATCTGCCGTGGCACGTTCACGTAGAGATGTGGGACGATGTAAGGTTTTGGTTTGGTGTACTGTTTGGAATATTGGCTTTCAATATTATGCTTAACACACTGCTTATTGTTCTGAAAGAGGTGGGAAAGATTGGCTGATGAAGCAAATGTTAAAGAACCGCGCTGTTATTACTACGCTAACTCAAATCTGCAGGATGCGTTGGAATATTGGAAGAAAGTACTGCATCTGCAGAACTGGTGCATCAAAGCCGTTTTGACAGGTGAAAATCTCGAAGTAGACGGAAGAGTGGTGCACGGCAGAAATACTACGGAGTATCTGAAGTGTGAATCTTTTATAGAGATAAGCACAGTAGAATACGCTGGCGAATATACCAAACACTGCGAAGAGCTTACGCTGGTGCATGAGCTGTTACATTGTGCTATGCCGTTGTTCTGTAACGATGATGACAGTGCTACGATGCGTGATGCATTGGTGGAGTTGCTAGAACATCAACGTATTGACATGCTGGCAAAATCGCTGATAATGGCTAAATATGGCGTTGACATTGAATGGTTTATGAAGTAACGCTTTGGGAGGAGCAAGATTTTAAACAATCAAAATCATTGTCAATAGTGATTAAATGTGTCGAAATATACTCATGGAGGATATTGTTATGAACACATCTAATCTCACTAATTACAAACCAAAAGATTTCGCTGAATTGTTGGGTGTTTCAGTCAAAACGCTACAACGTTGAGATAGAGAGGGGATTCTGAAAGCAAATCGGACTCCGACTGACAGGCGTTATTATACTTAAGTATAAAAAACAAATAGAAGGGGATGAGGAAATTGCTAAAGAGCTTCAAAACGGAAATAAATCCGACAGTCGAGCAAAAAATCAAGATCAACAAGACTATCGGCACTTGTAGATACGTTTACAACTTCTATCTCGGTCACAACAAAGCTTTATACGATAAAGGTGAAAAGTTTATGACTGGCAAGAGTTTTAGCGTATGGCTCAATAATGAGTACATTCCTAATAATCCTGATAAAATATGGATTAAAGAAGCATATTCAAAAGCTGTAAAAAAATCTATTGAAGATGGCTGTACTGCATTTACAAGATTTTTCAAACATCAAAGTGCGTTTCCTAATTTCAAAAAGAAAGACAAGTCTGATGTAAAAATGTATTTCGTAAAGAACAATCCTAAAGACTGTAGATGTGAGAGACATAGGTTGAACATACCCACTTTAGGTTGGGTGCGCATTAAAGAAAAAGGTTATATACCAACAACTAAAGACGGATGGAAAATCAAAAGCGGTACAGTATCTATCAAAGCAGGCAAATATTATGTGTCAGTTCTTGTAGAAATTCCCGATGCTAAGATTGCTAATAATAGCAATGACGGAATGGGTATTGACCTGGGGTTGAAAGACCTGGCGATTGTTTCTAATGGTAAAACTTATAAAAATATCAATAAGTCAGCAAGAGTTAAAAAATTGGAAAAGAAATTGCGCAGAGAACAAAGATGCCTCTCACGCAAGTATGAAAATTTAAAGAAAGGAGAGTCCACTCAAAAGAATATACAAAAGCAAAAGCTCAAAGTGCAAAGACTTCATCATAAAATAGATAATATCCGTACTGATTATATCAATAAATCAATAGCCGAGATAGTGAAAGCCAAGCCATCTTATATAACGATTGAAGATTTGAATGTATCAGGAATGATGAAGAACAGACATCTATCAAAAGCCGTTGCATCACAAAAGTTCTATGAATTTAGAACTAAGCTTAAAGCTAAGTGTGATGAAAATGGTATTGAATTAAGAGTCGTAGACAGATGGTATCCATCATCCAAAATATGTCATTGCTGTGGTGCTATCAAGAAAGATTTGAAGCTTTCAGATAGAATATACCGTTGTGATTGTGGCTATGTCGAGGATAGGGATTTTAACGCTGCTCTTAATCTAAAAGATGCTTTAACTTACGAGGTTGCATAATCAACGCAAACGTAAGTATGTACTGCGGGCTATCGCAGGAATTTACGACTGTGGAGTGTACAAGAACTTGTGAGTAGCGTATTGTTTACAATCGCCAAAGCATACACAATGAAGCAGTAAGAAGTATCCGCAAGGACTTCAATTTCTCGATGTGTTTGAGTATATTTCAACACATTTTGAGTGGCAGTAGAACGAATGAACCGATTTGACATCATTTTGAGAGCTGGAGAGCTGTTGGATGACCTTGTACCGGAACTTGATATTGATGAACGTGCAATCAAATATCTTAAAGAGTGCATGAGCCGATGTGCAGCGTTGGATGAAGCCGAGAAGCTAAAAATGCCTGTTATCATGATAAAAGACATGAATACAGGCATTGTACGTGAGTATGGAACTGATATACATGACATTCTGACGATATGTGAATTTGACCATGTACCTTATCTTGCATATGAGAATCTGCAGAACGGATATGGAACAGTCGATGACCGAGATGGATATAGGTTTATTGCTGATACGTATGGATATATGGGCAATAAGCAGGTTATAGCTGTGAATGATGAAATATATCCGTCACAGAAGCCGTATTGTGCTGTTTGCGGTGAAGAAGAACATTTGCATAGCGTGACAGCGAGCAACAACTGGACACCGTGGTATTATTGTGATGCATGTTTTGAGAAAGTATCGACAGAAGATGTTGTACGTTATCCGAAAACTGCTGAGGAGAAAGCAGTTAACTATATGGCAATGATTAAAGTATTGGAGGGAGATACCGATGACAAGTAAAGAAATCAATGAATTTGTGGAAAAAATGGTTGATGAAGATATTGAGTTTTCTTTGACAGTTGATGTGATTGAAGAGGGCGACGATGAAGAGCAAAACCATTATTGGTGTAACGGTGGGGAAAATTCAAGTTATATTATTGGCAGTGCTATTAACAATTCTGTGTTGCACATGCTGGACGGCGGCAATGATATTGATAGCATTAAAAAGTTTATCGAACTTATCGTTGACGATGCCTATAAGATTTATCAGATGAATCACAAAGAAAATATGCTGAACTGATGGGGTGATACATGTGCGCAATATCAATAACTTAGGAGTTATCATGCAGCAGAGCAGAGAAGTAAAAGAATACTGCGACATGCTGCTGGAGCGCAACAGACGTACACGCCGTAGACGTATGTTAAAAATAAGAGCTAGGGAGAGAGCAAAAAATGATGCAAAAAACGGCTGAGATTTTATTTTACTTGGCGAGAAGACTCCCGCTTCTTAAGCGGGAAATGAATCGCCATAACAAAATATAAGTGTATGATATAATAATCTTAACTAAAAAGAGGTGAGATTGTTGAAAATCACTAAAGGTTTGAAATTTCGCATCTATCCAAGCAAACAACAACAATCGATGATTAATAAAACTTTGGGGTGTTCCCGCTTTGTCTATAATCATTTTCTACATATTCGTATGGATGAATGGAAATTAAATCATAATTCAATTCGTTATGAAGATACGGCTACTATGCTGAAAAACCTTAAGAAATATCCAGAATATAGTTGGCTTAAGGAAGTTGACAGCACAGCACTTCAACAGTCTCTCCGTGACCTTCAAAAAGCTTACGACAATTTCTTCGCTAAGAGAACTGGTTATCCGCACTTCAAGTCTAAGCATAATCACTGTTTGTCTTATAGAAGCCAATGTGTAAACAATAACATTCGTGTTGTAGGCGATAAAATTCAGCTACCAAAAATTGGAAGAGTGAAAACCAAATTCTCTCGTGAAGTGGTGGGTAAAATATCTAATGTCACCGTAGCAAGAACAGCTTCTGGCAAGTATTTTGTATCATTGTGCGTGACTTATGAAGCAGACAAACTTACTAATGCAGGCGGTCAGCTTGGTATTGATGTTGGTTTGAAAGAATTCTATTCTGACAGCAACGGCAATACCGTAGCCAATCCCAGAATTCTTCGCAAATGGAGTCGCAAGCTGGCCAGAGAACAACGCAAGTTGTCTCGGAAGATGCCTCGGTCTCAACGTAGAAACAAGCAGCGCATTCGCGTAGCCCGTATCCATGAGCATATTGCAAACATTCGTCAAGACTTCCTTCATAAGCTCTCAACTAAGCTAGTTCGTGAAAACCAAACGATAGGTATTGAGGACTTAAAAGTGAAGAATATGATGAAGAACCATAAGCTGGCAAAAGCTATTGCTGATATATCATGGAGCGAGTTCTTCAGGATGCTTGAATATAAGGCTCCTTTGTATGATTCTAAAGTCATCAGGGTGCCTACTTTCTATCCATCTAGCCAGACTTGTCATGAGTGCGGGTATCAAAACCCGATAACTAAAGACTTGTCTGTGCGCGAATGGGATTGCCCTGAATGCGGCTGTCATCATAATCGAGATATCAATGCTGCTCAGAACATATTGTCAGTAGCCCTCGCAAGCTAAGATTAAGATATCAAATACCGTGGGAACCACGGAAATTTACGCCCAGGGAGAACGTGTAAGACATTCTGACCAAGGTCAGAATGCAGTGCTCTGAGAACTGGGAATCTCCAGTTTCAAACGCGAAGCGTTAAGCGGGAGTAGTTCAAATAATGCATGGCGACAATATGCGGAATTCTACAGATATACAAGTTTGGGTGAAATAATTACTAAACCTTGTAGTGGTTGTGGTAGCAATGTATACGTGAACTGCCGTAGATTTAACGGAATCCTGTATATGGGCAAAGAGTGTATTTGCAGTGATTGTAAGCAGAAAGCAAACGAAAACATGCGATTAGCGGCGTTGTTAAGCTAAAAAAAGAGGGCCTGCCCCAAGACAAGCCCAAAACGATATGTTGCAACTTTATTTTATCAGAGTTTTGGCAAGGGGGCAAGTAAATGTCAGTTGAATTAACTCCAGAGATTATAGATATTATCAATGAGACTGCAAACAATACTGCAAAGATGATTTACTCAAAGATATGCAGGCAAAAGGAAAGAGAAAGAGAAACACTATTTGAACGCAGACTTTACAACGTAAAGATATTGCTTGAGCATTACAGACTGTTTAAGGAACATGCAAAAGAAGCTATCTTTGAATTGACATCTATTGACGAAGAAGAGCTTACTGCAATCGAAATTATGGATGCCATGATGCAGCTGCCTGTAGATAAGGGTGAAATTGCTGTTGAGAGTATCAGAAACAGCGCACTGCGTACTCATATTGTCATAGAGCACATAGAATCTATGCTAGGCATTTACGAAGCGTACTGTGAGAAATCTCTCAGACCTGAGGATTTGCGCAGATGGGATGTTATCAATACGCTGTATATCAAAGACGTTCCACAGGGATTGTCGAAGATGGATATCTATAATGATTTAGCTGAAAAGCATTTTGTCAGTGAACGTCAAATCAGAATGGATGTAAACGATGCACTTATCAAACTGACTGCACTTATTTTTGGCATTGACGGCGTAAAGAAGTTTACTCAGCGTAACATAAATATCTATACAGATAATACTGAGGAAAAAGAGGCTGACAGTGAAAAAAACTAACAGAAATGCTGGTCCAATTTACTTCCTTTACACTTCCAATAGCCTATGATAAAATTTAAGATGTAAAAATAGTAAATGAAAGCCGCTCAGACAATGGGCGGTTTTTTGTTTTTGCTGGAAACGCATATTAAATGCTTTTTCATATACTCCTCCCGAAGCGGTACTAGCAGTTTGAGCTGTGATGCCAGATATGCGACGTACTGCTTTGCTAATAAGGCTGTGCATAGTAAGTATCGTAGAATAACGAAATCCGAAGGCATGGCATGAACATAGCCGTTGTTTTTACATAATGGCAATGGGGACAATACAGTTCCCATATGCTCCCGTAGCTTAAAGGTAGAGCTGAGTTTTCGTAAAGCTTATGGTACAGGTTCAAATCCTGTTGGGAGCTGGGGAATGTGCAGGCAGCCTTCACGTGGCATTCTCTGTTTTGACTGATAGCCTGTAAAATGCTGGCATAGCTCAATTGGCAGAGCACCGCTTTTGTAAAGCGGATGTTGTAAGTTCGAATCTTATTGCCAGCTCCAATAACAAGTGTCTAAATTTTTACTAGCTCGTCTACGTTAATGTAGAAGGAGTATCTGATTGCGTTCTGTGGGACGCTTTTTGTGGCGATATAGCTTAATGAGGTAGAGCGCATGACTTTTAATCATGGATGCAAGTTCAATTCCTGCTATTGCCAACTATGCTGATTATTAACAAGGGGATATGAGATGAACTATAATGATAAAATCATGCTTATGTGGCGTGGGAAAGATAACCGATATATAGTTATCTTAAAAGACGGATATAAGCATGACGGCTCAGCTATCATTGAGGGCGATACAATGGAAAGTGTAATAGCTGATGTTGTGCGTGCTGATGACAGATGGGTAACTATTAATGGTTCACACGTCCTTATTGGTGGCAGTGGTCGCATTAAATATGGTGCAGGCGGTGTGTTTAATGGTAAACTGTTTGGTACTGTATTTCAAGATTACAATAGACCGAAAGCTAAAAACGGCAAGAGGTTAGTCAGACCGTATAATTTGACTGGTAGACAAAAAAGTGTTGCAAAGCCCGATAAACCGAAAAAGGAATTTGCTCATAAGTTGGGTAGATTGCAAGGCAAAAATAAGCTCAAAGAAACAATCAAGAGCTATAAATATCTTAAAGAAATTAATACAGATATCCAACATGGTAATGCTACGGCGGAAATCGATAGCTTGCCGACAGGCAGTAGGCTGAAACTTAAAATTGGCAACGACGTGTATCGGTTTAAAAAGAACAAAAAGGGCGAGTTTGATACTACTTTGAATGGTAAGCCGTATGGAATTATGACCGCAGATGGAATAACTGCTGGTAACGATAAGAGCATATGTAAAAATTTGCGTGTAATTGGGATGCCTGAACAGATTGCTGAAAAAAAGGCGAAAGACGGCGACTTTACTGTTAAGGAAATTGGCAACAGGAAAACATATCATCCTGATTATGATGCTGACCCATACGAGATTATAGAGAATCATTTAGGAAAAAAACTAACTGATTTGCAAAGGGATAAAGTAAAAAAAGGAATAAGTGCCATTACTGAATATACTGGTGTGTCTTATGCGAGAATCAGAAGAAATAAAACTCAAGAAGCGCACGAACAAAACAAGGTGATTGATTATGTTATAGAACATTCACCAAGCTATAAAGGCACAATATACAGAGGTATTCATTTAAAACAAAAAGAGTTTGAAGAATTGATAAAAAAAGTTGAGAATGGAATTCCGTTTGACCAAAAGGGCGTTTCGAGCTGGAGCAGCGATGCTAGAACAGCTAAAAGCTTTGTAGATGACTATCCTGAATTTTGCAATGTGGTTTTTGTATCAAGAAATGGCTTTAAACGAAGTACCTCGATAAGACATCTTTCGTATAATCAGCGAGAAGATGAAGTGTTGGTGTCACGCAAGACAAACATGAAAGCTAAGCGTATAATAAGAGCAAGCGATAACTTTTTAGAGATAGAAGTTGAGGAGGCATAGTATGAAAAGAAAAACTTTGCTTGAAAGATGGGCAGAAGATACTGAGGGATTGACGTTTAAAGGTGAACCAGGCTACAAAGATGACTGGGAAGATGAACCGGAACCGGAAGAAGAGGAAAAAGAAGAATAATAAAACCAACGAGAAATGCTCTGTAAGCTCAGAAGTGAGTTGCAGGGCATTTTTGATTATAAAGGAATGAACACACAATGAAATGCGAAAATAAAGTCAGACTGATGTGCAGAACTTCTGGTGGAGCATGTTTTGCTATTCTTAATGAACCATATAGACTTGACGGTTCGCTGATTGTTGAGGGTGATTCTGTTGCAAGCGTTACTGAAAGTGCAATGCGTGCCGATAAGTGGGTGACTATTAACAGAGCACACGTTTTGATTGGCAAGGGCAATACTGTTATTGCTGGCATGGGAAACAAATTTAATGGCAGACGATTAGGCAGACTGTCAAATAGTTTTCATGGTAGGCGTGTAAAGCTTGACAAGGCTTTATATAACAGGAAAATACTCGGAGAGATTGCAGAGAAATGCAAGCGGTTCAAACAATCAGCAGAGTATGGCAACATGCAGTTAGGTATACGCATCCAAGAGAAAGATACAGAGCGTATTGGTGGTACGATGAAGCATCGCTCAAAGAATTTCGGTGATGACTTTGAAACAAAAGAAGAGCTGAAACACAGAAACGGAGAACAGCTCAACGGAGTAAGTACTGTTGGCATCAATCTGACGCATGAGGTTCCCTATTATGGCGGATATGAAGGCAGAATAGTGTATCTTGTAGCTGGAGAGAAATCTGCGGTAGGATATGATGCTGGCGAGCTGGTAATCCAAAAACCAAAGGTACTTGCAAAATTTGGCATAAGAAATGGTGAACTGGTTGAGCTAGGTGCAGTAAAGGTTACAAAGCGTAAAAAAGCAAAGGAAAACAAACCTACTAAGCCTAGCGAAGAATACACTAATTTTATAAAAGACATGGAAAACAAATATGGTAAAGACGGCATGTATGGGAAGATGACAGACGCAGAGTTTGACAAATACCAAGAGCTGGAAAACCATAAATACGATTATTTTTATAAGCAGTAATCAATGCTGCACAGATTAGGAACATTCACCCGACAAGGAATTTCGCCTGCGTAGCATTGAACAACGTCCTACAAGCTCAGAGATGGGCTGTAGGGCGTTTTTAATTTGAAGTAAAGCAATATTATACCAAGAACGTATTTAAACGCTTATTGGCGTTATAGTTATAAAACACTGTTTTGATTTTATCTGTTGGAGGAATGACAAAATGAACATAGTGTATAAGCAGTTGGCTGAGTTACGGCCGTACGAGAACAATCCGCGTGACAATGAAGCGGCAGTACCTTATGTGAAAAACAGCATCAGAGAGTTTGGGTTCAAAGTACCTATTGTGATTGATGCAGACAATGTAATTGTGTGTGGCCATACGAGATATGCAGCTGCTGCAGAGCTTGGAATGAGTGAAGTACCGTGTATTGTAGCGGATGACCTTACAGAAGAACAGGTAAATGCTTTCCGTTTGGTCGACAACAAGACACATGAAGCCAGCAAGTGGGATATTGAAAAGCTGGCAGAAGAACTTGACAGCATCATGGGCATCGAGATGGAAGATTTCGGATTTGCTGATATTGCAGCACCTGCTATCGACTTAGACGATGATAAACCGGAAAGCAACGGCGAGCATGAAGCAAGAACAGTGTGTTGTCCTAAATGCGGATTTGAGTTTGAAGCATAAGACTATGTTGGAGGAACAATGGTTAAGATAGAATGCAAGATTGTAAAGATTAAGGACATCAAGCCTTATGAGAACAATCCTAGAAAGAATAAAAAAGCCGTAGGCGTTGTAGCAAAAAGCATCAAAGACTACGGCTTTAAAGTACCGCTTGTACTTGACGAAAACAATGTCATTATATGCGGACATACACGTTATATGGCTGTCCAAAAGCTGGGACTGAAAGAAGTGCCGTGCATTATGGCAGACGATTTGGATGAAGAACAGGTAAGGGCGTTCCGGCTGGCAGACAATCAAGTAGCAGAATTCTCTACATGGGACGAAGATAAACTTGCTATGGAGATTGAATCGTTAGGCATTGACTTGTCAGAATACGGATTTGGTATCGCAAAAGCATTACAGGCGAGTGAAGAAATCAATGTAGATGATTTTGACGATGATAAATTCAAGTATGAGTGTCCTTGCTGCGGATTAAAATTTAATTGATTAATCGTCTTTGGTAAAAACAGCCGATTTTCCAAAAGACAAAAACGTCTTTGGTAAAAATGGCACTTTTTCCAAAAGACACAGGTAAAAACATTGGAGGGAGTATAAATGTTTGAGCCTATATGGTATTTGAAAGACATTAAGCAGGATAAGCCTGTAAAGGTATTTACTATTTTCTCTTGCGGTGGTGGCTCATCTATGGGTTATAAACGTGCAGGATTTGAAGTAATCGGCAACTGTGAGATTGACCCGCGCATGAATGCTGCATATGTGGCAAACAACCATCCAAAGTACAATTTCAATATGGATGTGCGCGATTTTCTCACAGCTGATTGGAATGAAGAATTGTATCAAGTAGACATATTGGATGGCTCACCACCGTGCTCGAGTTTTTCAATGTGCGGAGCTCGGGAAGCGGGATGGGGCAAGGAAAAAGTATTCAAAGAGGGACAGAAAAAACAGACATTGGATGACCTTTTCTTTGTCTATTTGGATGTGTTGGAGCGAATGAAACCTAAGGTAGCTATTGCTGAAAATGTTGTAGGATTACTGCATGGCAATGCAAAGGGGTATGTTAATGCTATCATAAAGCGATACAAAGAGATTGGATACGATGTACAAATTTTTAGGTTAAATGCTGCTTTTATGGAAGTACCTCAAAAACGTGAGCGTGTTTTTTTTATTGCTAATAGAATGGGATATCCGAAATTGAACTTAAATTTTAATTATGTTCCCATTAAGTTTGGTGAAGTTCGCAGTGAAAATGGTGGACAAAAAATAGATGAAAACACAAAAATGGGTGCACTATTGAAGTTGGCAAGAAATGCTGACAAAAGGCTTGATATAGTAAATGAGCGACTTGGAAAAAAAGGTTCAATGTTTAATCAATGTATTGTATGGGATAACGATGTAGCGCCAACTATGACCGCTGGTACAATCCCGTTTAGAGGTTGTGATAAAACTTATTTTACGGTTAATGACATCAAATCGGTGCAGACGTTCCCGCGAGATTATAACTTTGTAAACAACAGCGCAAACAACGTACAGTATATGTGTGGAATGAGTGTACCGCCGAATATGATGGCTCACATTGCAACAGAAGTATGGAAACAATGGCTTAGTAAAGATAAAGAAATAATAGAACGTATGGGGGTGTAAAACTACTATGGCAGGTGCAGGTGGAAAAGGGAGGATTGCCAACTACAATGCCAGTCTAACACCGGAAGAACGCAAACAAAGCGCAAGCAAAGCAGGAAAAGCAAGTGTTAAACGCCGTCAAGAGAAAAAGGCATTAAAAGACATAGCAAAAACCTTGCTGGACATGGCATTGAAGCCGGGGCAAGTACCTGATATTGAAAATATCGGCAGTGTAGCAGAGATGGGCAAGTCTAATATGGACGTGCGTACAGGTCTGTTGTTGGCTGCCATCAAAAAAGGATTAGAGGGTGACGTAAAGGCGCAGGAGATGCTGTTTACTTTGACAGGAGAGAAAGTCGATAAACAGGAACTGCAAATTAAAAACGATACACCGCTCAGCCAGACAGTAATATATTTGCCAGACAATAAGCGTGGCAATAGTTAGGTAATAGTCATGGAACTATGGAAAGACATAAAAGGCTACGAGGGACGTTATCAGATTAGCAGTTACGGCAGAGTGAAATGCTTTTATCGCAACAAAGATGGTGACGAACTAAAGCTAAAGACTGATAGATATGGCTATAAGGTTGCCAAACTGACAAAGCACGGAAAACGTCAATGGATAACAGTACATAGATTAGTTGCTATGGCGTTTATACCGCCGTTTAATGGTGAACAGGTTAATCATATTGACGCTAATAAGACTAATAATCATGTAGATAATCTTGAATGGTGCAGTAATTTGGAAAACATCAGACATGCACGCAGGCTAGGTTTGTTTAGAAATGCTGAAATAGCAAGTGCTAACAGACGTAAGCCTGTATATTGCATATCAAAGAATAGTGGGTTGATTTTATATTTTAATTCATTGACTGAAGCAGGAACAGCGTTAAATACAAGTGCTGGCTCTGTCGGTTCTGTACTTGACAGCTCTAAACATTCTATTCATGGATATAGAGTTATCAGTGCATAAGGGGGTGGTTTCCTTGGCTAATGTTTTAAGACCACAACAAGGTCCGCAAGAATTGTTCTTGTCTACCTCAGCAGATATTGCTTTTTATGGTGGGGCAGCCGGGGGTTGACTTGGTGGGAAAACCTACTCTTTATTGTTGGAAATGCTACGTAATATAGGCGTTCCCAACTTTAATGCAGTTATATTCAGACGTAACAGCTCACAGATATTCAACGAAGGCGGTTTATGGGACAATGCTATAACAATGTATAATCCGCTGGGTATAGAAGCTGTTAAAACGCCGTACTCAATTATCAGATTCCCTAGTGGAGCAAGAATAAGATTCTCACATCTGCAGTATGACAAAGACGTACACGCATGGCAAGGCGGACAGATTTGTCTGTTGGCATTTGACGAAATATGTCACTTTTCAGCATCACAGTTCTTCTATATGCTGTCACGTAACCGCTCAACGTGTGGCGTAAGACCATATTGTAGAGCAACGTGCAATCCTGATGCGGATAGCTGGGTATCGAAGTTTATTCAGTGGTATTGGGACGAAGAAACAGGCTATCCCATTGCTGAACGTAGTGGGGTAATCAGATATTTTGTGCGTGTGGGTGAAGATATTATTTGGGGCGATTCAAAGGCAGAAATCCTCAGAAATCATCCAGAAGTCGACAAAGAATGGATAAAGAGCTTTACTTTTATTGCATCGAAGTTGACCGACAACAAAATTTTGATGGAGCAAGACCCCGGATACTTAGGCAACTTGATGGCTCAGAGCGAAGTAGAGCGTGAGAGATTGTTGCATGGCAACTGGAAAATCAGACCAGCGGCTGGCAAGTATTTCAAACGTAGCAACTTTGAGATTGTCGATGTAATACCGAACAAAGTAGAAGCGTGGGTGCGCTCGTGGGATTTGGCGGCAACAGAGGTAAGCAATGCTGAGCCGTCACCAGACGCAACAGCAGGTGTACTGATTGGCAGAATGACAGACGGCAGATACATAGTAGCTGACGTAAAGCATATAAGGAAAAACGCCAACGATGTACGTAAGGCGGTGCTGAGCGCTGCTACGTTGGACAAAGTAAGATACAAGAATGTGAAGATAACAGTACCGCAAGACCCCGGACAAGCTGGCAAGGAACAGGCTAACAGCTATGTCAAGATGCTTGCAGGACATCCGATAGAAACAATAAGACCTACAGGAAGCAAGGAAAACAGAGCTAATCCGTTTGCGTCGCAGGTACAGGCAGGAAATGTACTGATGTTGCGTGGCAATTGGAACGAAGAATATTTGGCTGAGCTGGAGAGCTTTCCAGACGGCTCGCACGATGATATGGTGGATGCGTCGAGTGATGCATTCAACAAACTCAGTGAAGTGCGCAGCTGGCGTGGTTTAATCAGTTAGGAGGTGATAATATGGCAAACAGAGTTGATGGATACTATGACGCGTTTATAAGACGTGGCATTCAGCAGTATATGTATAACAATACTTACTATGAACAGAAGTCGAGTGATGCAGAACTGACTATGATTTACCAAAATGCTCTTGCACGCCGAATTGTTACATCTCTGATTGATGACTGCGTAAAGCATTGGCTGAAAATCGACGGCGACAAGGACGATAAAATCTTGCAGTACATGCAGATACTTGATGTAGAGGGCGCGTTTGTAGAAGCAGGATACTGGGACAGACTCTACGGACGCTCATGTATCTTTATCATGGCAGATGATGGTGGAAGCCCTATGGATGCAGTCAACTACAATAAGCTGGATAGTATCAGAGGGTTAGTGGTATATGACAAGCGCGACATTATAGAAGATATGTCAGGGTTGTTGCGCAATGATGACCCGAACGATGATAACTTTGGCAAGACAGAGTATTATACTATCTGTCCTATGAATGGCCAGCCGTTCGATGTACATCACAGCAGATTGCTGATGTTCAATGGTGAAACATTGCCAAGACGTGAAAGAATCGCCAACAATGGTGCTGGTTTGTCGTGTTTGGATGGCGTTATAAAGGCTATCCGCAGGAATGATACGGCTCATGCTAGGGCGTTGGATATTATAGAACGTGTATCACAAGCAGTGTTGAAACTTAAAGGACTTAGCGAAATGCTTATGACTGATGACGGCACTATGGCGGTGAAAGCCAGACTTGATTTGCTTGATATGGCGCGCAATATACTGAACTCTATGGCTATTGATATGGATGATGATTTTCAAATACACAATATGAGTGTTGCTGGCATCCGTGAGATAATACAGGAGTTTCAACAGGAAATATCTGGAATGACAGGTATTCCTGTAACGATTCTTTTCGGACGTAGCCCTGGTGGCGAAAACTCAACAGGTGCTGCAGATTTTGAGAATTACTACAATGCAGTCAGACGTTATCAGCATACAAAAATGAAGCCACAGCTAGAGAAACTGATAAAAATGATTCAGTACTGCAAGAACGGCCCTACAAACGGCAAAGAGTATGAGGATTGGCAGATTGAGTTTAATCCGCTCAAAGAGATGACCGAGCGTGAAGAAATCGACATTGCAAGCTCTAAAGCTGGAGTAAACAAGACTAAAGTTGATACTGTAAAAGCTATGTTGGATATGCAGATAATGGACGCAAAAGAAGCGCGTGCATATCTTTACAAAGAAACCGAGATAGTACCAAACGCAAAAGTCCCTGAGCAGAAACCACAGGAACAACAGCCGGGAGCGGAACAGCAACAAGTCACAAACACTCCACAAAACGGACAGCCTAAAGAGCTGACAAAAGAACAATAGGGCGGTATAATAAAGATGAAAGAAAATAGCAAGGTGCTAATCCGAAAGAAAATTACTGATAGTTTATGGTTTGCTGTGCTTGCTAAAGGCTGGCGATACGATGGTTCAGCAGTAATAGATGCCACGTCTGGTTTAGAATTAGACTTTAAAATTGCACAGGCTCGGTATGATGACCATTGGGTGACAATGCAGGGAAATCATGTGCTGATTGGTGGCAACGGACGTATTAAGGCTGGCGTAGGCGGCAGACTTAAAGGACGTATATTTGGTACAAGGTTCAAAGACTATGAACGTGGACGTGCTAAAAACGGTAAAAGATTGGTTCGTCCGTATAAAATTGTAGGCAAGCAAAGTGGCACGAAAAAAGTTGAGGGAAAAGCAAAAAATCCTCAAAATATGCATAAGCAAGCTATAAAATCTGCTTTGGCGCATTCAAGATTAAGTGTTAGACATCAAAAAGAGCTGGAAGAAATTATGTCAAAGAACATGACTCCGCAACAAGCTCAGTTTTACAGTAACTTCTTGGGTGTAGCTGCACAAAAGAATTCATATTATGAAAATACAGGTGCCTATTTCAGTCCGCGTTATAACGCTGTTCATATGAATATGAGAAACAATAAATGGGAACGAGAAGCGGGCATTAACCGTCAAGGAGCACTTAAAACAAAGTTTCATGAAGAGTTCCATCAATTAGATTATATGCTTTCGCACACTGAGTTAGGCAAATATAGCTCAATGAACGGACATGATTTGTATAGTTTTACTAATCCGCGCACTGTAACTGGCGCTAAACTATCTGCAGCGATTGAAAAAGACATTGTGACCTTTATCAATAATGCTATTGATAAAAAAAACAAAGATTTTGGCGGACTTCCGACAAAGCGTATTAAGTCAACTAGCAGAATTTCTGGAGATGTAAAATCAGCAATTGATTATGCGTTAAGAGGTGAATATGTAAGCATAAAACAAAAAGCTAGCATATCAATGTTTACAGATGCTTTAGGATTGCAGACAAGTGGTAGGGTGAACCCGTGGGCTGGTGGAGGCTTTTGGGGGCACAATAATGCATACTGTAAAGAAAAGGGCAAAAAAGGAGCAAATTCTGAGGTGTGGGCGCACTTTGGTGAATATAAATTTGCGTTTAACGAATCAGTTCGTAATGCCATGGAAAAGCTTATGCCTAACACTATTAAGGTATGCAATGAAATATTTGATGAAATTGTCAATAATTATTCTGATTTTAATGGTTGGCAATAAGTGGAGGTACAATAATGAAGAATATGACTGTGGAAGAATATTTAAAGAGCATTCGCACTCCAGAAGAAAAAGTATATGAGAAATACGCTGAAGTTATTGGTGGAGAGCCTATTGGATTAGAAGAGCCTAGCGGCTATCCTGCTGGCGTTGAAGAACACGGTGGCGTAGTAGCAGTCTATGAAGAGTGCATCAAAAAAGGGGTAACATGGGAAGAGCTTTTAGACTACAAGCCGTTGCCTGACGATGTTATTATCTAACAGGGTAGAGAAAACGTGGTTTTATTAAATTTAAAAACGGCTTATTTTTAATCTGTATAGATAATTAGCCGAAGAAAATATTAAGTAATGTATTTATACAGTTTAAGGAGTGGTAGTAATGCTGGCAAGACCTTATTTTATGAGTAATCCTAAATGGTATAAAGAAAAGTGGGTAGGTAGTGATACTGATGGTGGCGTTGAATATGAGCTTACATCAGAAGCACCTCCTAAAGCAGTAGAAAGTTTCAACGAATATATGGATTACATGGAAAACGGAGCAACAGTATATCCTAACGATAAGGATTTTTATTTTAAGAAGAATCCTGAGTGGTATACATTTGATGAAAAAGAGCAGATGTATATATTAGCTGAAGGTGCGCCGCAAGAAGCCGTAAAAAGTTATTTTGACTATCTTGCTGGGGCTATGACAAAACAGTATTAAATTGAACCGCTTACAAACGTAGGCGTTTTTTTATTTGGAAAGGAAAGAACGATGGAAGAGCAGAAATATTGTATTAAGCATAAATTGAGCAACG